GTGATGACTAAGGTTGGGCGTATGCATAAGGCGATACCTAGTAAGAGTATGGAACGAACGGCTCAATTATGTTCCATACATTTACTTAGAACAGATGATTTACCGTGCTTTACTAGCATATGGGATGCTAAGAAGGCGTGCTTAGGTGATGGAACTCTTGGCCCAATCAAGCGAAAGACATCTATAGGCATAATGACAGGATTTGAAGGAGTTACTACGAACGGGAAAAAATGCTTTGGTGAAGATGAATGGGACTTTAGTTCTAAAGATGCAAAGTGGATCTTGGCTGACGCTGAGCGTATGATCTTTGAAGCAAAGAAAGGAGTTATACCTATAGCTCTCTTCAATGCACATCTCAAGGATGCAGTACGCTCAGCTGGTAAGGACCCACGTCTGTTTTATGGTGGACCTACGTCTTTTCTAATAGCAACACGTATGTTGTGTGGTGATTTGATGTCGTGGTGGATGAAAAATCCTCTTCGGAAACGAGTTCTGATAGGTTTTAATCCGTTTAAAGATGCTGCGACATTACTCGATCTTTTAGAGTCTAAAGGAATAATGGGTTTTGATGGTGATTCCAAGGAGTGGGATCGCAGTATGGCGCCATTATTGATAAGGCTCTTTAATATTCTCCTTAAGGCTTTCTATCGAGGACAGACAGAAGAAGAACGTCTTGCGAGAGAAGCATTTATAGAAGCACTTTGTAGTAGCTATGTTGTATTCATGGACTTTGTTATCTCTGTAGTAGGTAATTTACCATCAGGTTGTCCACTAACTACGCATATTAACTGTTTTATTAATTTTGTGCTTTGTACATATTGTATGACTAGTGTAATGTTGAAAGCTGATGGTAGGCGACCATATTTTGAAGATGATGAAATTTTGTTCGACAAGACTACCTTGTTAATTTTACAAAGTACGGCGATGATATTTTTGGGAGACGATAATTGTATTAATCCCGGGAAATTACCTATTACTATGCGCCAGATTGCAGCAGAAATGTTACGTTTTGGCATAAAGTATACTCCTGTTGATAAGCAGAGTGAGTTGTATGGAGTTAAGAGGATAAAAGATTGTACTATTGTTGGAAGAAGTTTTAGATACGATGATGATAAGAAGATATGGTGTATGCCAATTCGTGATTCAACATTGCAAAATCTACTAAATTGGATTAACCTTAAGTCGAAAAGTGACACGCCTGATTTGGATAAGGTTGAAGAGTATTTGCGTGAGCTTTCACTTAAGGGAAAAGCTAGGTTTGTAGTAGAGTCTACCATTGTTGTAAATGAATTTATAACAAAGTATGGACTTACACCGAATTTCACAGACTGGTCTATAACCTTTGACCATGTTGTGAATTCTGACTTCATTTATGAGTGAGTGTTGTTCGTCCGAGCTATAGGACTATAAATACTTTAGTGAAAGGTAGAACCAATTGACGCTATATGTTGGGTGTGCAAACATCCAATATTTGGGCGGTTACAGCATGTGTAATTTGGTTCTAAGACTTGTAATTAAGTTTCGAAATGATGTGTATATATTGTAAGTAGAAATCTAAGTTATAAATTGAAAATATATGTAAATACTGATAAAAAAGTGACTTGCTGACGTAATATGCTGTAGTCAGTTAAGTATACAGTTGTAATTTAAATAT